ATGGCTGATAATCTTAAAGTATTAGGACAGTTAGACCCAGCAGCTACCACAACTACTGTGTTATACACAGTGCCAGACATGACACAAACAACAGTTAGTTCTATTGTTGCAGCAAATCGCACAGGTTCTGCTATCACTTTTAGACTAAGCGTTCATGTAGCTGGAGCAGGTGCTGATGATAAACAATACTTATATTATGATAAATCAGTAGGAGCTAATGATTCCCTAGCAATCGTTTTAGGTATAACATTAAATCAAACTGATGTTATCAAAGTTTACACAAGTGCAGTTGACATGAGTTTTAATATGTTTGGCTGTGAAACCAAAGAGGAAAGATAAAGAATGGATATAAAGCAACAAACACAAAATGTAGCTAATCAAGGTCGTTATGGCGATTCTATGTTAATTCATGTTAATCCAGCAGAAGTGCAAGGTTTAGCATCCATGATGCCTTTAACACAAAATCCACAAACAGGACAACCTGAAGCATTCTTACCATTTTTAGCACCATTACTAGGTAGTTATGCTGGAGTAGGCTTACTTGGTGGTACATTAGGTAGTGCAGCAGCAGGAGCTATTGGCTCAGGACTAGCTACAGCTATAGCAGAAGGCGATCTTAAAAAAGGAATTATGGCTGGTATAACAGGATTTGGTCTTGGTAAAGTATTGGGTCAAGTAGGATCAGGTGCAGATGCAGCAGGTAAAGAAGCATTTGCAGAAACAGTAAAAGGAATGCCAGATGCTAATGCTTTAACTACACAAGTAGCAGGAGATGCAGCTTCAACTGCAGCATCAGATGCAGCAATGGCTAATTTTTCTGGTGATGCAGCATCTATTTTGCAAAATAATCCTGAATTAGCTCAAAATGTAATGCAACAAAATGCAGCAGCAGGTGGAAGTAATATATTATCAGGATTAAAAACAGGAACTCCAGAATATTTTGAAGCTTTAGCAACAGACCCTAATGCATCTAGTTTAATTAAAAGTGTAAATCCAAATTTTGCTGCAACAGCAGGTGATAGATTTGCTGCTATGAATAAAAATTTATTTAGTGGAGATACATTAACTGCTTTGTCTCAACCATCTGCTTACTTGCCTATAGCTATGGGCGAAGGGCAAAGAGGTGTAATGGAAGCACAAGAACAATTTGAAAGAGACATGGCTCAGTTTGAACTAGACAAAATAAAAAAACGAGAACAACTATATGCTGATAACCCAGAACAAATACCATTTAGTTCTCCTTTTTATGGGGCTAGTGGTGGAATAGTTTCTTTAGCAGAAGGAAAAAGTATTCGAGATGCATTAAAAACTCCAGTTATGCCAGATGCTCCTATTAGATTACCTCAACCTATAATTCAACCTATGCCTATGCCTCAAGTAGATAATAGCTTTGAAGCAGCTATGGCTGGTGCACAAGACTATATGTATATGCCACCACCAGAACCTAGAATTAGTAGATTTGAAGACCCTAAAGGAACTGAAGTTATGGTTGAAAATCAACTCACAGGTGAGATGGAAGGCACAGGTCAATTCAAACCACCTAGTAGTTATAGACCCGGTATTGACGCTGAGTTTAATTATTTTCCATTAAGCAATAGACCAGCTACATACAATCAAAATTATCTTGCAAATGCAGGATATGGTGGTCCATTAGGTGGATTTATAAATCAATATTTATATGGCGATACTACTGGTCGTGGTGCAAATGAATACAATCAATCATATAGTCCAAATGCAACTATGTCTGATGGCAGTCCTATTATGGGTAATGTAAAAAATGATTTTATGGCTGGAGTAAATCAATATCTTACATCTAACCCATATGCATCTAATCCATATTTAAGTGGGGATTCTTCTTTATTATTAAGAGATGATATAGGTGCAGCATCTGCAGATTATTTAGAATATTTAAAAAATCAAGAATCTAGAGAACAAGGTGGTGGAGATTTAGCTGGTGGTGGATTAACTACTTTAAATTTTCAAACAGGTGGAATGATGCCTCAACCAGAAGAAATTAAACAACTTACTATGGCTATTACAGGTAGTATTCCAAATGGAGATGCGGTAATAGATATGTTTATTGAAAAGTATGGCAATGAAATATTTATGCAAATACGAGAATCAATATTAAATCCTACACAAGAAGCACAAACACAAGGAATGATTGAAGGTCAAGGCGGTGGAATGGATGATGAAGTAATGGGCATGATAGGAAATCAAAGACCTGTTGCTGTATCACCCGGAGAATATATTGTACCTGCTGATGTTGTATCAGGTATTGGTGATGGATCATCTGATGCTGGTGCTGTAGAGCTTGATGATATGTTAGATAGAGTAAGGCAAGAAAGAACAGGTACAACTAAACAAGCACCTAAATTAGCTAATGCTGGAGGAATATTACCAGCATGAACTCTAAAGTAATTAATCTTAATAAAGAAGAATATCAAGAAGATATAAATAAAGTTAATTATAAAAGTGATATTGAGTACATAGTTACTTTAGTACCCGGAAATTATGTGCATACTTTATGGAATGATGTAGAACCATATTTAAAAAAAGCTGTTGATAGATCAAATGGTAGATGGAATTTAGAAGCTTTAAAAACATCTTGCATACAACAGCGACAAGAACTATGGGTTATTTTTACAGAAGATAATACAGTTAGAGGAGTGGCAACAACTGAATTTGTACATTATCCACAAAGTAAAAGATGTGCAATACAATATTTAGGTGGAAAAGATTTAGAAAATTGGGCTTGGCTCTTTTTAAAGAAAGCTGAGGCTTGGGCAAAAGATAACAAATGTGATGGTATAGAATGTACCGCAAGATTTGGATTTTGGAAATGGTTAGGAAAGTCTGGATGGGATAAAGCATACACAGTATTTGAAAGGAGATTTGACAATGAGTAAAGGTGGCGGAGGCGGTGGTCCTCAAACAACAGAATCAACAGTAACACAAACTAATTTACCTGAATATGCAGAGCCTTATTTCACTAGGCTTATGCAGAGAAGTGAGGCTGAATCATTACAGCCTTATAGACCTTATACTGGTCAACGATTAGCACAACAAAGTCCTGCAGCACAAAGAGCTTTAGCTAGACAAACTGCTTTAGGTTTAAGTAGTGGTCCAGCAGAAATGAATCAAGCATCTGATATTGCTAGAGGTGTAGCATCTGCTGGTAGTGCAACTGCAGGTCAAGACATAGCAACATATGATCCTGCTGATATTACATCTACTTATCAGACTGGTGCTTTTGATAGTGGATATGATCCAACTAATTTTGAAGCTAATTATGGAACAAAAAGATTTACTGGATTTATTCCAGCACAACAATATCAATCACAAGATTTTGATACAAATGTAGCTCAAAGATATATGAATCCATTTCAACAAATGGTTACAGATATAGAAAAAAGAGAAGCTACTAGATCATCAGATATTATGGGCAAAGGTATAGGTGATGCTGCAACTCAACAAGGTGGATTAGGTGGTTATCGTGAAGCTATTGTTCAAGCAGAAAGAGAAAGAAACTTAGGTCAACAGCTAGGAGATATACAAGCTAGAGGATCAAGAGATGCTTTTGCACAAGCACAAGATCAGTTTGAAAGAGATAGAGCCTCAAGGTTTGGTGCTGCTGGTTTTGGAGAACAACAACGACAAGCAATGGAACAAATGGGTTTATCTGCTGATCAATTTGCTGAACAACAAAGAAGACAAGCTGCACAGTTTGGCTTAACTGCACAAGAAATGTCAGATAGGTCTAGACAATTTGATGCAAGTCAAACATTTGCTGAACAACAAGCAAGAGATGCTGCTGCTCAATTTGCAGATCGTCAAAGGTTAGCAGCACAACAAGCTGATATAGATGCTAATATTAGATCAAGGCAATTAGGTCTTGCAGGTTTAGGTGCAGATCAAGCTACTCAACAACAAAGATTAGCATCAGCACAGTTACTTGCAGCACAAGCACCTATGCAACAGCAGTTAGCTTTTGATAGATTAGATCAAGCACAACAAGCACAAGAAATTGCAAGAAACTTCCAACAAGCAGGATTAGATATGGGCTATCAAGATTATCTAAATCAGTTAGCTTATCCAAGACAGCAACTTGGTTTCCAAAGTCAGATATTACAAGGTTTACCTGTAACTCCGGGTACACAAGTATCATCTTATCAACCACAGGCTAGTGGAACATCACAGTTACTAGGTCTTGGGTTAGGTGCATTAGGATTACAAAGAGCCTTAGGTGGCGGTTAAATATTAACGGGTTAATACATGAATATAATTGAAGTAGAAGATAAATTAAAATCAGTTCCAGACGATAGTCTTTCAAATGAAATGACTAATCCATCTGGAATGTTTCCACAATATTTAGTTATGTCAGAGATACAACGCAGACAAGAAATGCGTACTGACTACGAGGGGCGTATGGCTGCAAATGCTAAAACCCCACCTAGACCTTCAATGCGTGAAGAAATGGCTATGCAGGTAGCACAGGCTCAACCACAACCTAATGCAATGCAACAGGGTATTGGTAGTTTATTACAACCAAAACCACAAGCCCAACCAGCACAACCTATGATGAGCAATCAACCTGTAATGATGTCACCCGGAACACAAGTTCCTGATTTGTATGAAGGTATAGACCCTAAAACACAAGGGTATTTTGATTACATAAATTATGGAACTGCAAAAGATAGAGAAGAATCTGCATCAGAAAAACTTATTCGTGAGTATTATGAATCTATGAATAAACTTATGCCTAAAAAAATTGCAGAAGAAAAGAAATTTTTAGGTGGATTAAATCTTCTTAAAGCTGGATTAGCTGTAGGTACATCTGCCACTCCACAAGATTTAAACAAGAATCTATCAAGCACAATAGACAGTATTGCTAAAACTAATGAACAAATAGATAAGAAAGAAAGCAATATGCAAAAATTACAACTTGAACAAGCTACATTAAAAGCTGCACAAGAAGGAAAAGAAAGAACACAAAGGGCTGCTGATGTGGGAATATTGCAGAAAAGTGATTACAACAGAATGATGGAAAATTATTATACTAACCTTACTCAGAATGCAAAAGATAAAGCTAAATTTGATCAGATGAGTAAAACAGAACAAGAGATAGTTGGCATATTAAATCTTACTGAAAAAGATAAAGCCAAAACATTACCTATTTACTTTACTGAAGAAGAAGCAATGGCTGATCCAAGTGGCAATACAGTAGTAGGAGAAATTGATTACAATAAACTAAACAACATGGCAAGTCAGAGAATTGCTGCAAGTAGTATATATGGTCAAACAATAAGACAGCAAACAGAATTTGCAACTGAGCTAGAGCCTACAGGTATTGATAAATTAACTTGGCAAGTGCAATGGAAGAAAGCAAATCCAAAAAAATCTGCAGAAGAAATGAATGCTGCATGGGAAGCATTAACTCTAGAACAAAAAGCAAAAGCTTCAGCACTAGCAAGACAACAAGCAGGATTAGAGCCAATACCTAGTAGTTAATCATGGCTATTAATTTTTCTGATGAAGAACTAAAAAAATATGGTTTATATAATGAATCATTAGAAGACTCTGAGCCAGATTTTACTCCACAAGATGACTCACAAATTTATTTGCGTACACAAGGAGCAACTGCAGCAGGTTTTGGTTTAGATGCATTAACAGGTTTAGGTGGCACAAGACCTGACGATCCAGACTATGTATCTCCAGCAGAACTACAAGAGTATGGTTTGTATCAAGAAGGCAATTCTTTTGGTAAACAAGTAGAGCAAAGTTTACTCGAAACTCAAATTAATAAACTGCAAAAAGAATATAGAAGTATAGATTCTCAAGTACAAGAAATAGAAAAACAATTAGAAATAGCTACTGCAGAAGGCAATCAAGAAGAAATAGATAGACTAAATTTAATTTTAAATGGTACACAAGTTGATAAACAAAGAGATGAGCTACCTACTCTTACAATGCCTACAGGTTTTGGAGCACCAAACTTTGGGTTTATGGCTCAACAGCAATTAGAAAAAAAAGATAGAGCAACTGAAGTTGGTTTATATGCTTATAAAACTGAGTTAACTGAACAGACAAGTAAAGAACAAGCCAAAGCAAATGAGATACTACAATCTGATGCGTTAAAGATAACCAGTCAATATCCTAATAAAGAAAATGTTTTATACAATCTTACACAAGGCACAACACTATCTCAAAAAATTGATATAGTTGGAGACATTTTAGGATTAAGTTCAGTACCTATGGTTCAGTCTTTAGCTGCTGGAGCAATGGCTACTGTAATTGGCGGTCCATTTGCAGGTGCAGCAGCAGCAGGTACTACCTCAGGAGTAATAGATGCAAATCGGTCTTTCTTTGAATACTTAACTAAAAAAGGTGTAGATGTTACAGACCCAGTATCTTTAGATGCTGCCTATCGTAATGAAGAATTAATAGAAGCAGCAGAATTATATTCAACTAAGCGTGGAATTGCTATTGGTTCTTTAGACGCTATATCTTTTGGAATAGGAACTAAAGTATTAGCACCAGCTAAAGTACAAAATTGGATGGCTAGAGCAGCTATTAACTCATCAGCACAATCACCTATACAAGCAACACTAGGAGCTACTGGTGAGGCTTTAGCTCAATACTTTAACTTAGAAGAAGGAGAAAACCTAAACTATGCTGACATAGCTTTTGAAGCAATAGGTGAATTTGCATTTGCCCCTGTAGAAGTTACATTTGCACAGCTATCAGCAGGTAGAAATGAATATGTAAGAGCTAAAAATGTAGCACAAGAAAATCATCTAAGAAAACAAATTCAATTTGAAGATACTATAAATAGAGCAAAAGAAATAGATGGACAAAAATCTGAAAGTCTTAAACAACAAGTAAAAGCAAGAGCAAAAATATTAGAAGATGTTAATCAAACTCCAGAAGAAGCATATTCACAAGCTATTGATGAATTTATAGATGCATCTCCAGAATTTAAAATAGCATTTGAAATATACGAAGATTTTACAGATAGCTCAAGAAGTCCTGAAAACTTTCCTACAGTTGTAAGTAATGAAACAGGTCAATATCCAAATGCATTTACAGTTAAAACAAATGAAGATGGAACATTTACTATTTATGATGTTACAGGTAATCCATTAGTAAACCCTAAAACAAACCAAACTTATACTTATCAATCACAACAACAAGCATTAAAGATACAAAGAGAATTAAGTTCTATTAGCCAAATACAATATGCAATAGATACAACTCAAGATATATTGTTAATGCAAAATGCTGATAAAGATAATCCAACTATAAAAAGTTTAGGCAGAATATTAAACAACCCATACTATGATGGTATAAGCATACAAGAACTTGAAGAATTAGATATAAATGCACAGACATTAGAGTTAATTAAAAATGCTACAGGTTCAAAAAATTCTATCTCTATAAGTGAATTAAAAAATATTTTATCTAAATCTCAGTTTGACAAAATAATAAATCAAAGAGCAGAAGATTTTAAAGCTGATCCAACTTATGAAGAATTAATTACAATTTCTAAGTTAGATAATATTTCTATTCCTAAATTAAAAAAATTATTTAAACAAAAAAATATTGATGTAGATTTTAATGGTAATGCTTTTAAAAGATTAGCTTTACAACTAACTGGTGAAACTAATATAGATAGCATGAGTGCTGCTCAACGCAGAATTTTATACGCAGCTATTAATGAATTACCACAATCATCTCAGACAATACCATTGCCTGATTTTTCTACACGCACATACAATCTCAATGACTACTCTAAAGCACTAGAAGCTATCATTAAATTAAACAATCCAAGTTTAAAAACAATCCAAGACAACACATCATTAAATGCCGAAGAAGCAAAAAGACTAAGAGAAGATTTAGTAACTGCTGGTTATGTTAAAGAAACAAATGGTAGATATAAATTTGTTGGAACAGGCAATCAAAAGTATAACTTTGATGGAAGTTTAAAACTTGAAGGCGAAGTAAATGATAATCAAAGATTAGAAAAAATTAAATCTTCTTTGTTAGAACAATTTAAAAAAATTGGTTTAGAAAGTACAGGTATTAAATTTGTAGATTATTTAACAGATACACAAGGACAAATAGTAAGTGATGCAGCAGGTATTTATAATCCTGTATTTGATCAAATAATAATTCCTATAGATAGGGCAGGACAAGATTATAAAAATAATCCTGAAAAATATTTATCAGAATTAGCAGTAACTTTAGTACATGAAAATTGGCACGCATTAAGACAAGCTGATGTAATAAATGAATCTGAATATACAACACTCAAAAACTATGTATTAAATAAAAAACCTAAAGGATCAAAAGAAACTTATTACGAACAATCTATAAGAGAAAATGTTGTTGAAGCAAGTGCAGATAAAAGAGTAACAGATGAGGCAACTGTAGTAGAAGAAGCTATTGCTAGAGCCTTTGAAGATTTTGCAAAAAATAAAAAAAGTATTACAGGTAAACCGCAACAAATATTTAATAAAGTTTCTAACTTTTTTGAAAAAACTAGCAATGCATTTCAAGATAATGGTTTTCAAAATGCTACAGATATATTTAACAAAATTCAAAAAGGAAATATAAGCAACAGAGAAACAGGCATAGTTAGAACTACATTAGAACTAGACAGAGTTAATTCTGGTTTTGAAAACATTATACAAACAGCTAAAGCTGCTGGGATTGATACTGAAGAAGTAGAAGATTCATTCTATTCAAGAATGTCTGATGCACCACAACTAAAATATTCTTTAACTAAATCAGGAGCAAGTCCATTAACAAGAGAGTTTCTTTTTGGATTAAAGCACAATCAATTTACAGATCAAATGGATGTGTTTACAAATGTTTCTGAAAACAAAGATGAAATACTATCTAACTTTCTTATTAAAAGAAGGAAGCAAGATTTAAACAATCCAAAAGAATTAAGAAATTTTATGTCAGTAACTGGAATGTTATCTCAAATAGCTTTACAAACTGATATTAAAAAAGGATTAATTGAAGTAAACCCAGACAATACAACTCCCATGTATTTAGTAGGAGATGTTTCTAGAAGTACATTTACTACTATGCATAGAAGCAAGGCTGATGCTATAAGAACTGCACAGCTACAAGGTCATTTATATTACACACCATTAGGTAATAAAACTAAAGTAACCACAGTTAATGTTCCTCTTAGGGCAGTAGGCTTTCATCCTAGAATATATAATGCAGGTGATGCCACCATGTCTAATCCTTATAACAAACAAGGAGAACAATTATTTGGCATAGAATCTAGCAGCATTCCTTTAAATAAAGTATCAGAAGAAAACATTGAACCACTAATAGGTCAATCACCTAGAACAAAATATAGTCTTAAAAGAACAGCAGGTAGATTAGATAACGCTACAGTTCAAGAGTTAATGGAAGAAGCTAATTATAATAATTTAGAAACTTATGTTAAAACTGATACTGATCTTAATATAACATCTTTAAAAGATGCAATTAATAATATTGCATCTTCAAGTAATAATTTATTACCATTTTTAATTGAAATATCTAAAAGAAAAGGCTCTGATTTTATAGCTGCTACTTTAGAAAATGATTTAAATACTATAACTGAAGGTTATTCTAATCAAATTAATGATTATGGATTAGACAACACAGAAACTATTAATCAAATTCCAAATGCACAAGAAATAATTAAAGAAATTACAGATGCATCATTAGAAAATTTTCCTGAATATATTGTTGTATATAGAGGCGGAAATATTAAAGATCAATACAATGTTATTCCTGTTACAACAAATAAAGAAGCAGCAAATATTTTTGCATCACAATATGTAGGAACTGCAAAAGATAGAGTTGATCCACAACCAGTAGTTGTTCAAGAATTTTTAATTCCTAAATCAAAAGTTCTTGCTAATATGAACGCATTAATGATACCAAAAAGTCAAATTAATTTTTCTCCTATACAAAGTCAAACTTCTTTACAAGAATATAGTTATGCTGATGAAATGGAGTTGCTTGTTAATAGAGAAGACTTAGAAATATCTGGTATAGATAGAGTGCCTGAAATAGAAGTTAAAAAAATTCATGAAAGAATACAAAAAGAAAAATTCAAAGGCGAAGAAAATACTAGAGAGTTTATACAGCAAGAACTATTAGGATTAGGTGGATTAAATGAACCTATTCTTAGAACAATGGATGATAGAGAGTTTGCCAATGAACAAAATAAATTAAAACAATTAATTAATGACATTGATCTTTCATCTATTAATCAAGAGCAGTTATTAGAATTACTTAATCATCCTTCATTAGTCGAAGCTGAACAAAGAATGTTTAGCATTCCTATATACGAAGAAGAAATACAAACACAAACTGTATTAGATTTAATTAATAAAGCTAATAGTTATGCAGGTAATACTGTAGAACAAGGTAAGAAAGCTACAATTTTAATTGGTTTACCAGCATCAGGTAAATCATTTTATGCAGAACAACTAGCAATAGAACAACAAGCAGCCATTATAGATTCAGATGATGCTAAAAGAATCTTGCCGGGATTTGGTAGTGGACTAGGTGCTAACTCAGTCGCACCTATGTCAAGTGAATATAGCAATATAGTATTAAAAACATTAAGCGATAATGGTAGTAACATTATTATTCCTAGTGTTGGTAGTAGTAGAAAGTATCAGAGCATAGAAAAGAAAATAAAAATGCTACAAGATAAAGGCTATAAAGTAAGTGTTGGTCTTATTGATACAGACTTTAACCATGCTTTAATTAGAATGTTAAATAGATTTGTAGATAGCGGAAGGCTTATAGCTACAGATTATTTTGTTGATGTTGATAATACGCCAAGAGATACCTATAATGAATTAAAGAGAACAGGCTTAGTAACTAACTTTGCGTTCTTAAATAATAACTTTGCACAGGGGCAACAGACAGTTGAAGAAGACAATACCCAACTATTTCGCCAGTTCGGAAGTCCAAGACAAATTGGAATCGGAGATGTTCGACAAAGCTATGCAGAACGAACAAGACTATCTGAAGCTATTGAAGAAGCAGTCATTGAAGTCAAAGCCCAAGAAGACAAAGCAAGAGCAGGAAATTATACCTCTCTTGTAAGTAGCAAGGCTTCTCCTGAAGCACAGTATGCTGTACTCGAACAACTTAAATTAAGCAAGAATACTCCTTCCGATCCTAATCCTAACGATGTTATTGATTCGTCTATCAGTAATCCAAATAGAATTAAATACTCATTAAAAAATAGTAAGCCATTAAATAATAATGCAATGGATTTAATTAGCGACCTTACTGTATATGATGAAATAAATGGTAAAGAAAGCACCATCAGTTTATTGCTTAAAGGTAAATATGAGTTTGAAAATACTTTTGCTCCAAGTAAATTAAGAGAAGAAATTATAGATAGATACTCAGGGCTTGTTGCTTCTGATTATTCTGTTGGTAGAAAAAATCCAGAAATAGGAGATAAGATTTTACTTGCTAGTAATTCTGCTGCTGCTGCTGCATTTTTTGCTGATAGATCAGGCGAGATATTTATGCAATCTTTTCAACATGGGTTTCCAATCTATGACAAAGAACAAGGATTAACTACTGTAAGAAGTGCATCTAACTTAAAAGGTTTTGAAGGACAAGAAGTAATACCACCAGCTAAAATATTTGAAGGCATACTTAGAAATAATGATGGTAATAAATTAATGTTATGGCAGGCAGTCATGCGTGTACAAAGAGAAACTAGATTTGATAAAGAAGGTAGAGCAGTAAAAGTTACAGATGCCCACAGAAAACAAGCAGCCCAAGCATTAAAAGATTATCCAGAGTTACAGGTAATGGCTGATCAATATCAGTTTTGGAATAAACATATCGTGCAGTTTCTTGTAGATACTGGAATGCTTACAGAAAAAACAGCAAACATATGGACAGCTAATAGTGATTACATACCATTCTTTAGACCATTAGAAGGAATGGAAACAGGATTTAAAGGTCCACAAATATTTGGTGGGCTATCAATTAATCCATTTAAAGTAGCTAAAGGTAGTGAAACTAAAGATATTGTTGATCCAATTACAGGTATATCTAGAAATTTAAGAGCAGCTATTACAATGGGAATGAAGAATGTTGCTATGAATAGAGCAATGCGTAACTTTGTTTTAGAGGGTACTGCCAAACAAGTTAAAGGAACTAAAGGTCCAAGACCTAAAGTTGGTCATGTAAGAATTAGAGTAGAAGGAGAAACAAAAACTTTTCAAGTTGTTGATCCTTCACGATACCAAGCAGCTACTATATTTTTAAATGGAGATTATGTTATAGAAAATTCTGCAGGTTCTATTGTTGATAGATTTTTTAAATCAGTTAAATCAATAAGATCACAGCTTATTACATTGTCGCCTAGCTTTTGGATTGCTGCTTTTATGAGAGAAACTTTTTCAGTTACTGCTTTATCTGGTGCAAGATTAAATAAACAAATACCTTTTGTTTCACAGTTTAAAAACTTTGCTAAAGTTTTAACTGGCAAACTTACAGGTAATTTACCAGAAAGCTATCTTGAATTAAGACGAGCAGGAATAGTAACAGGATATGACAATGTTGTTTCTACAGTTACAGACACCGAAGAATTAGTTAAAAAATTATATAACAAAGAAATAAAACAATCTCGTTCAACTATTAGAAAAATTACAACATTACCATTTGACGCTTTCGTAAAGCTTTGGGAATTGTTTGGTGAAGTTAACCCAGCTATTGATGCTGCAGGTAGGATGGCTGTTTGGGAAGATACAATTAATAGAACAGGTAATTTAGCAGAGGCTAACTTTCAAGCATTAGAAGTATTAAACTTTACTAAAAAAGGAAACAATCCTTTAATGCAAAACTTAGCTAGTTGGACTATGTTTTTAAATCCAAGAATACAAGGTGTAGATGTTTTTGGTAGAGGATTAGTTGGCAGATATGGTATTGGAAAAACTTTAAGTAGAGCACCAAGAATGGCAGGTGTGTGGAGTAGAGTATTAGCTGTTATGGCTGGTGCTACATACTACTATATGCTAGTAAGAGATTCTGAAGAATACGAAGAAATGGATGATGATATTATCAATAATAATATTATTATACCCGGCAGTATGAACCCTACTGGATATACATTTAAAATACCAAAAGCTTTTGAAGTTGGTGCATTGGCTGTAACTTTTCCAGAAAGAATGCTTAGATATATGGATGGTACGGATGAAGGCAGAGATTCTATTAATGCATTTAAAAAAATATCTATGTCAACTATTGCCATTAATCCATTGCAAGTTTCTGCTATAGAACCAATCGCAGAAAATTGGTTGAACTATGATTTTTATACAGGCAATAAAATTATTCCTAGCTATTTAGAAACAATGGCAGATAAAGATGGTCAGTTAATTTATAGAGCAACGACTCCTGAAATGTTTAAAGCTGCAGGTGATTGGTGGGATACAAGTCCTTTGTATGTAGAGAATACTGTAAGAGGATATGGCGGAACATTAGGTGGGTATGCTATTAGTATTGCAGATCAAATATATAAAGATAATTTTTCCGATGTACCAGCACCTGAAAAACAATTATATGAATTACCAGTTATAAGTTCATTTGTTGCAAGCCCAGAAGGAACTCAAAAACAAAATTTATTTTATGACCTTTATAGAAATGCAGCAGATTTGCGAAGGGCTTTTGGAATATTAGAAAAAAAATTAGTTGACGAGGGTGATGTTGGTGCTTTAGGTTTTACAGATGAATATAATTTAGGAATGGCTGATGCTTTGAAAGAGATAGATTCAACTCTAGGTGAATACGCTGAGGAGTTAGCTGAGTTACGAGAGTTAGAAACCCAAGTAAGAAACAGTCCTAATTTTAACTCACAGCAAAAAGCTGAGTTACTGCTACAGATTAAAGAAAATAGAAATGATGTTTTGGCAAGTGTACCAGACTTAAGAAAATTCTATTATCGAGAGATAGAACCCCAAGCTAGATCAAGCAACTTAGATTTAAGCAACTAGTATTAAACATTAACCTGTTAATACTTATATGATCTATCCTTCACAGATTTTTTTTCTCTGAGCTTGAGCTAGAGCTTATAGCTATAGGCTTTTGAAAAATAAAAAATAGTGCTTCGCTTCTGGGGGGGGTTTCGGGGAACGAATTATTTTTTGTGGAGTGAAACAAAATGCTCTGCATCTACTAAGACTAGAGGCTTACTCCTGTTTCTTTTGATAACAACTAAAGGCTCATAGTCCTTGCAGTTTGATTCAGCCTGTTCGTATGCTTTCCATACATTGACTGCCTCTTGATTCTTACATTCGATTGAGTAAGGGAATTGATCTCTTGATTGCTTACCCATGATAATGTCCTCTCCCTGACTTCCCATAGGTCTTGATTCCAAGTCCTCTTTATCCAAAGATAAAACCTCTACTAATAGATTAGTAAACCATTGCTGGAGTTTGCGACCTTTAGCTTTAGCACTTGATGTTTTTATTTTAATACCTTTAATATTAAGTTATTTCCTTTAATACTTCTATTATATTTAGGCTGGTATTTATTAATTAAAATTTTCTCCCAATACTTTCTCCTGTTTGTAGGCAATATCCTATAACCATCAAACACTTTGTCTTTTACATGACAACCAATTCTTTGATTGGGATTTTTGCTTTCTCCTATATAAACTATTTCTTTATCGCAAAATAATAAATACACTCCTGACAAACAAAGATTCATAACTTTACTGCCTTGATAATTTACTACAGGTCTATTGGAATATTTAATACCTAATAGGTTTTCTTTAATATCTTGTTGTGTTTCTCCATGTTTATTTTTTGTAGGTTTATACCCTGTATCACCTAAAGCAATTCCTGAGGTAGCATGACTTTTATCAAAACTAATAGGTGCTGTTGATGAAACTATGCAACCATTAGCTGTAGTTATAGTGTATGTATTTGAGGATTTTCCAGCATATGTTGGAATTTTTATTGTTCTTACTTCTATTTCAGGAATCCTATTCTTCATAAACAAAAACCATAAACTCATTCTCATCTAATCTAATCATGCCTACCACATCTTTGCCTTTAAACTTTCTTTCTGCCCCAGCAAAAGTCTTAGCCTTAACTACAGGCGTATCAATCTTATAGTCCTCATCCTCTCCCTCTATGATTAACGATTTAAGTATTGTCATTGATAGAGTTCTCCATTAGTTTGTAATCCTTTCTTGTTTCTGCAAGTTCTTGCAGTTCATCCCATTTATAAAATTGCTGTGTTTCTGCATCCCAAAAGTTTCCTTTTTGTTCTTCGTGATAAGAAACTTTAATTGAGTAATTGACATTCTTAGTATCTATAAAATCCTGTATCTCTTGTTTGATCTCATCATTACTAGGGATATGATCAAACTCAAAGTAAAAAAATGGATTGATTACAACTTGTTTGACTTTACTTTTTGATACCCACTTTGCCATTTAGACTTTATCCTTTTTATTAATGTGTTTTTGTTTTCTTCTTTTTCTAAACCTATTGGCAAATTAACCAAACAGTTCTTCGATTTTCTCAACTTTACTGATAGCATTTTCTTCTCCATCTTTATTTCCCCTCTCATGTTTCAATGGTTTAATCACAAAGAAATCTTTATGCTCAGGGTATGAGTGTATAAAGTACCTTGCATAATAACCTATAAAATCATTTGATATTTTAAATGCATTACCTTTTGTTATTATATCTGTTTCCCATCTAATTCTTGAAACTACAGCCCAATGCGAATAATGAGTTCTACCTGACCTGATTGCCTCAAAAGTAAATTTCTGAAACAGAACCCACACTTGAGGATTCTTTTTATGCCAAGCCCACCATTTGCATTTTTTTTCGTCTATGTCTGCGACCATTCTGATTTACCATACTCAAGTATAATTTCTTCCAGCTTTTCTCTAGCATCTTTGTTATCCATTAATTCTGATCTGCTTTGAATGTTGAGATCATATCTAAGTAGCTGTGCTGTTTCTTCTACTTCAAACGCCTCAATCTCCCATTCTGCTTTATCATGTTTATCAAACATAAATAATTGGAAACTTCTTTCTCTGCATAGCAGTCCAGCTTTAGCAACTGCTTTCTCTCCATCTGTTTTATTCTTAGGTACAACAGGCTCATCTTGATCATTGAGTAAAACCATAGCCACTTGATACCTACTGCCTACCCAATCTCTCAATAGGCTATCAGGTATATCATTGGGATGAACAGCAAGGGTAAGGATGTATCCATTCTTATCTTGCCTAATAGCAATCTTGACTGATTCAAAATTGATTGTTGCCCTTTTCATTTGTTCTTCATAATCATGCATTAGAAACCCTCTCTATATTCGTTAAATAATTTTTTTACAAACTTTTCTAAACTATTGAATGAATCTTGAATAGTCTCTACTGTAGTTTCTACTTCTGATTCATCATTTTGAATTTTTTTTTCTATTTTAATAGCCTTAAGTATTTCTTTCTCTAAGATGTGTATGTTCACTTTTTCTTCTCCTTTTTTTTCTTACCTTTACCAAAAATTTTTTCCCAATTCTCAGCGTATTGTTTTTGATTATCTCCCTTTCTTCTATTAGAACCTTTGCCCATTCTGTTTCTCCATCCAATTTTTATAACTTAATTCAGCCCAAGCCATTGCATCAATGCCATTCATAACCCACCACATATTTTCCTTGCCTGTTCTGTGGCAGTCCATGTGATGATCAGCACATAAAGGAACAGCCCATTCATCTCCATTCTTCATTCCCCAGCCTCTATGATCAGCGTGTCTGAGATGATGAGCCTGAACCTCTGTAGTTCCACATATCAAACAAGGATGTTTTCTAATGTGGGCTAAGTACTTCTGACTTCTGACTTTGACTTTGTTTGCCATTAATCAGGTTCAACAATAGTGATGTACCCATCCTCTACTGAATCTATTTGAAAATCAAAAGCATCATCTCTGCATTTATCCCAATCAATAGACTTGTCATTATGATCATATCCACTCAATACAAGTTCTTTTGCTTGTTCATCATCAATGGCTTGTACTTTAATCTTATAACAAACAGTTTCAGTAGCATTGACCACAAAAGTTTTTACCTTAGGTTTAGATTCCTCTACTAGTTCTGCTAAATCCTCAGCAAAACCAATAGAGTTTCTAGGTTTATGAATCTCATTTAAAGCATTCAGCTTATCTGCTGGTACATCTTTGAGATGTTCAGGTACTTCGCTATCTATAATAGCCTCAATCATCTTTGGCGAATGTCCTTGTTCTGCTAAATTTTCCCAATCATTGCTCATAATTATTAACTCCTTAATATTTAAAATGGCATATCATCATCTTCGACTTTTACACTAGCCTCAGATACAACGCTATCAACTGCCTCTTGTTGAGCCTTTTCCTTATCACTCTTGTAAGTATCTATCTCCAAGACTGTATAAAGATAAGGCGTATGTTCATTCGTTTTTGGATTAGGGTTCTTTGAAATCCTGTTCCACATAGCCACAGATAGATCAACTCCTTTCTCATGCCTTGTATCTGTTTTGATAAACTCAACCATCTCCCTCAGTAGATCAGCCCCAATAGTAATGGTGCTTTTATAATCAGGATGAGTTTCTTTATTCTTGTATCCATTCTTGAATATGTTACCTGTTGCTTTAGGTTTGTTTTTATAATCAGACATTTTCTATTTCCTCTTTTTTAGTTTTAAATAATCCCAACACTTCTTCGTATTTGGCTGGGTGCTTTTCTTCTAAGACATCAATATATGCTTTGTTGCTCTTAAAAATTCCATTCAATTCTTTTACAGTATTAGGCAATGCTAAAGGTATTTTTAATCCCTCAACAATAGCATTAGCCCAACCCTCATCATGTTCCTCAGGCTCAGTCTTAGGTTCTGCCTTAGCTTTAGGTTCTGCCTTAGGTTTAGGCTCTGCTTTTGTATCTTGAGGCAAGTCCTCTCCAGCATAGATGTAATGTCCTAGTCCAAACATAGCCAAGCATTTAACAAGGCATCTCATCTTTGCATTGTTTACATCTGTTGATGATGGTTCAGCTACTGAGTTACTCCTGTTATCCATTACAGCCAATGACATTTCTCTCTGTAGTTCTCCTATCTGTACTCTGCATCTAACCTCAGCAGTTCCATTAGGGTATCTACAAAAAGGAGTTCCATCATCTGCCTGATAAAAATTATAAGTAGCCTCAGGATAATTCTCCATCAACACTCCCCAAGCCCAAGCCCACGATAGATAAGTCAAATTCATTTTCTTTTCAGTCTGACTTGATAAATCTATCTTGCTTAATTTATCCCATACACTTTTATAGGTGTGTTCAACCTTTACTTTATTTGTCATTTTGTAAACCTCTTACAATTTCTAATATTAATTTCCCATCCATTGTTACAAACGCATCCCATGTCAATTTATGCGACCTTACAATTACTCTTGAAAAGTCTTGAATGAGAATGTGTTTATCATCTTCAAAAGCAAATTTGATATAGGGTATTTGTGCATCTCCAATTACCCTCATCATTCCTATTATTTTTCTAATGACTTCATCATCAGTTACTTTTAAATCTCCAGCTTTTAGATCACTCATTCCATTTCCTCATAATGATATGCATTGACATCATCCTTTAGCACTTTATCTGCATAATGATTTGGATGATCTTCACTATCTTTTGGTGGTCTAAATACAAAGATGCTATCCAAACTATTCTCTCCCCATCCCTCAATGCTATCTTTGAGATCATGCATTTCTCTAAGCCCTATATCTCCACACTCAATCAATCCATTGATTGCATCAATCATTTTATTTCTAACCTTAAGCACTTGCCTTGCTTGATCTTTAGTTAATTTATAACTCATTTTCTTTACTCCATTGTTGATATTGATTACACCATTCACTAACCTTGCAATAGTTCCCTGTACATCTGATAGGCTCTCCCTTTCTCTCTACCATCTCATACTCATCACTATCTTTTTCTTTCAGAAACTTCTCAGCATCTGCCTGAACATCAAACACTCTTAATGCTCTCTTATTCTTTTTCTTTTTGACTGCATATGAATCCCCTCTAAGCCATCTCTCCTCATCTGTACACTCAGGCATAGGCTTATCACTAAGAAAGCCATACACAGCCTCTTGATGAGCCTGAACCCTATCTTTAATGTATTGTTCTTGTTCTTCAAAAGACCACAGCTTTACAGGTACTACTAAGATTTGTTGTTGAGGATAGCTTTCATCTCTCTTTGCATTGTTTCTATTCCAATCTCTGAGAAATGTAATGACCTGTAGTTCTTTGATTGTCCTGTTCTTTTCTTTAGCTACCAAGTATGCATAACAATTTAATTGTTTCTCCCAATCAGGCTTAGGATTTTTTACAGCCCATACACTTGTAAACTTGTAGTCCATAACTGTAACTGAATCATCATCTTCTACACGCTGGACATCTATTGCCCCTGATACAGTCCAAGTACCAACTTGAGTAAATAATCTTTCCTCTACCAAGTGATTCTCATCTGCCCCTCTCTCAGTAACATAATGTAAAGCACTACCAAGATTAGCCCAAAAGGTATCAACAACATCCTCTTGAATGTAGTTCTCATTTCTCATTCTTAATACAGAAACTTGAGGGCTATCTATTAACTGAGTAATAGACCTATCACTTGCACCTCTTGAGTAATCTCTATTCTCTGCAAGATTAACTAAAGTCTGAGGTAAGTTATGTTTGTTTGTTATTCTGTTCGCCATACTCTAATACCACCATCTACTTCTCTTGTAGTGATTGAAAAATTATCTTCTCTTTTCTTTTTGATAATTGATTTGGCGTATCCTATTTGATTCCTAAACGCTAAAGGGTTTGTACCCTCAGGAATAGGAACAACAAAAGATTCATTAATCTTAAGAGCATCTAATACTCTACTAATGCTATTTTGTTTTCTTCTTTTGCCTCTATCAACAGGTGGTATAGGTATATTTTTTTCTATTTTGAAATCCATGATCTCCACTTTTTTATCTTTACTTCTTTACATTATATGAATTTTAATATTAAATTCAATAACTAATTATATTATTAATTTTATCAACTTTATGAATAAAGACTTATATATTTCAGTTATATTTCAAGGCATCAGGGATGCAGTAAGCAATGATGAGAAAACTGTATATAAGGCTTTTGATTGGTTTGGTTCAAATGATTTTATAAATGTATGTCAAGTGGCTGGGCTAGATCACATTAGTTTAAGAGAATCTTTTTTGAAGTTACGATCTAGCGATAATCCTAAACAAACATCTGAGGATATGATCTCTGCGATCAGGGGTACTGTTTGGCAAAAACAAAGTGGAAAAGATTTAGTATTAAACTAGAATAGTATTTAACTAGTTTAGTATTTATCTAGTTTATAACTAGAGTTTATTAATAGTAAAGATAAGGAGTGGTAAATGCAAATAGAAAATGTAATTAATTCTGAATACCTAGACGATACTCAGAATAAAAGAATAGTATGTCCTAGCTGTTCTCAAAATAGAAAAAAGAAAAACGAAAAGACCTTATCTCTGACAAGAGATGGGGATAGTATTTTATATCAATGTTGGCATTGTCAACTAAGTGGAGTAGTAAACATGAACAAGAAAATTATGCCAACCAAAAGCGTACCAGCAAAACCAACGCCAATCAGTATCGCCAAAACAGGATCACCGATCCCTAAGAAAAAATCTGAAATACAAATGCTTAAGGACAGGGGTATATCAACTGCTACTGCTGAAAAATATGGGGTTATGTTTGATAAGAGGGGATTTAATGGGGCTGGATACCAAGATGCGATAGGCTTTCCATACTTCTATGATGGTAAACCTTATGCTGTGAAGTGGCGTACTGTAGAGGGTAAGAATTTTACTCAAGAGGGTTCAGCTAGAACGCTGTTTGGATTAGAGAGTTTAAATATTAAAGACTTAATAGTTATTGTTGAGGGAGAATTTGATGCACTTGCTTTGTTTGAGGCTGGAATAGATTGTGCTGTATCAGTTCCTAATGGGGCTGTAATGAAAGTAAGTAATAACAAGATAAGTCCTCAAGAGGATAAGAAGTTTGCGTATATATGGAACGCATCAGATCAGTTAGATAAGATTAAAAAGATAGTATTGTGTTGCGATTCAGATAGTTCAGGCTCTGCATTGACTGAGGAATTATCAAGACGCATAGGTAAAAATAAAGTTTGGATTGCTCACTTGCCTGAGGGATGCAAGGATGCCAATCAAACTTTACTAGAACATGGCAAAGAAGTTCTTGTTGAATGTATTGCTAACGCTGAACCTTATCCATTGTCTGCTTTGTATAACAGTACACACTACGAAAACTCTGTGATTGATCTATACGACAAAGGATTTATGAGTGGTGCATCAACAGGGTTTAAAAATGTAGATGAGTTATTTACTGTAGCTGGTGGACAATTATCAGTAGTTACAGGACACGCTAGTTCAGGCAAGTCTGAATTTATAGATATGATAATGATGAACCTAGCTAAAAAAGAGGGATGGAAGTTTGCAGTATGTTCTTTTGAGAATCCATGTGATCTTCATATTGCTAAAATGGTAGAAAAATATGTAGATAAACCATTCTTTTCAGGGGCTACAAAAAGAATGAATGAGGATGAGAGGGATAACGCCTTAAGATTTATTGAGGAACACTTCATGTTCATTGATTACACCAATGGGGAATCAGCTACCATAGATAGCATACTTGAGAAAAGTATAGGTGCTGTAAGGCAAATGGGAGTAAGGGGATTAGTCATTGACCCATACAATTATATTGAAATGGATAAGTCTACTAGCGAAACTGATAGCATTTCTAATATGCTAACTAAAGTATCTCAGTTCGCTAAAGCCCACGACATCCATGTATTTTTCATAGCCCATCCTACAAAAATGTATCCTGATACTAATGGCAAGATACCTGTACCAACAGGGTATTCAATCTCAGGTTCAGCATCATGGTTTGCAAAAGCTGATATAGGAATTACTGTTCAAAGAGATGAGGGAACAATGGTGGACATTCATGTATGGAAATGTAGGTTTAAGTGGATAGGGAAACATGGGATAGCTAGACTTGAGTATTATTGTCCTACAGGAGTATACTCAGAACAGACTATAGATGATGTGGATAATTATGATTGGACATTTTAACGCTACAGATTTAGGGAACAAATACTTTCACGATAAACATGATTGTGAAATTCAAGACTTAGGTAATGGATACTTAAGGTGCAAGAATAACACCCAGCTTTTGATTGATAGATTATTTATTAACAAGTTAATAGATAGTGATCAATACCAAGCTAGTGAATATGTGCTGGAAGTAGCATCAAGATCAGGAATATTTCCATCATCTATCAAGCTAAGTTCCATGCCTCAAAACAACTCTCAACCCAGCTTTGCATCACATAAGTCTATGAAAGCCTTGATGCTAAAGCAAATAACAAAATATTTTAAAAATTTGCAGGGGCAGGGGTTTAAACTTTCTAGTTTTGTAATTGATGTTGTTTGTTTTGAAAAACCGATAAACAAGCGATCAGATTTACACCTCTTAAAATTGGGGCTAGATATAATATCCAATCACTTGTATCAGTCAAAGAGTAATAACTCTAAGGATTGCTGTTCTCATGCTGTTCAATCTGTTGTTCAAGCATGAAAACAATTTGAGAGGATAAACTTCTCCTCTCTTTGTCTGCAACCACTTGAATCTTAGCCCTGAGATCATCAGGCATCCTAGTCGTTACATAATTCTTTATTGGTTTTGGTTCTTTAAAAGTAAAATCAGTCATTTTGATCTCCTATTTCAATAAATACTTCTGTGCCACATTGCCTTACTACTTGTCTTATTGCATTAAGCACACCTATTTTGGTTAAATTAAATATGATGGGTTCTTGTACCACCAATTCTTTTTCATTTGCTACTCTCAACATTTTCTTTTTGCTAGTAAAAAGCCAAGTGCTTTCATCTTCATACGATTCATCTATTGCAATATATAATTTCATAACATCTCCTAATGTATTGTTCTATCTAAATTTAAGGACAACTTCATCTGCTCTCTATATCCTCTATGGAAAGCTGTATAAGTTCCATCATCCTCTTTGTGTAATATCTCAAAGAAAGCCTCAAGACTTTCATCCTCAGGTACTTCAAGCGAAACTTTATCTCCACACTCAGCACAAACAATGTCCTCTACTGAGGTAAATTCAAAGTGTCTATGTTCACATTTTTTCTTCATGCACATACTCCATCTCAGGTTTAAAATCTTTTGAATCCACATAATCCTTGATGGTTCTTTTCATTTCTTTTTCATCAGGGTAATTATCAAAGACTACTTCTACTATTACTTTAATTGGCTGGTTCATTTATTTTCTCCTAAATAATATTGAATGGTATCTAATACATTTTCACTACTTCTATAGTAAGGACTTTTGCTATCCCAATGTTGACCATGATAGATTTTCCAATTCATTGTTTCACTAACCTTGTTTACTGCAAAAGGCTGAGGCAACTTATCTTTAAAAGAATCTAATCTGTATTTAAAATCAGGACTGCTGGAAAGTTCGTCTAATTTTTTTTGACATTGTGCGTTATCTCCATAATTAGCTATGACGACAAAATCAGATACAGCTTTTCTCTTAACATATCTATCATTCAAAAAGATAAACCAATAGATATTAGAAAACTCTACAGCATCTCCTCTTAGTAAACTAAAAGGCATAGGAGTATTTCCATGATACGCCTCTAAGCCATTCACTTTGATAGGCACACCAAAAGTTTTATACAAACTATCATAAGATGTATGTAAATCTATACATCCACCCATAGATTGTTGAGGCATCTTGTACCAAAATGTATTCCATTTATCATCATAATCCATGCTGTTTACTTGAGAAAAATCTGCATACTTTTTAAAGCCTAGACTTACATGGGTATCAAAAGCATTTTTGTATTCAACTTTTTTTCTTTTGTTTACACTCATAGTTTATTCTCCATCTAAATTATTTGATTGATCATTTCTTTTAACACAGAAAAAACCACAGTTCTTTTTGCCTCTTAGAGTGTATCTTTCACTTGTTTCAGATTCGTATATGGCAATCATATGACTTTCAGGTAAAAATTCTTTTAAATCTTTTCCATCTACAATAGGCACTTCTTTATCCATAAAAAATATATTTGTGTTTTTATTTATCATAGGGATGTCCTCTCAGTTACGACCTCAAGATTGTATCCATTCTGCTTGAGAATCTTTATTTGATGTGGCACTAAAGTTTTAGTACCTGTTAATTCAGTAATCATTTTTGATGTATCACAGGCTGGATAAATTAAATCATTGCCATATACATTTTTTACCATTACTTGTAGTTTTTTGTCCATTTGTACTCCATTTTTAAAATTTCGTGGCTCTGTAGTGAGCCACATTAAACGATTAAGAGGTAGTCAAGGGTAATGTATACCCCAAAATACCCCCCTCTTAGAAACGATCTCAGCTTATGACATATGCACATGATGTCTGTTATGAGTATCTTCAACCCAAACATCTAAACCATTAACATCTGAATTAAAAGGCTCTATCTCAGACGAGTATTTAATTCTTAAATACTTAGGCACTCCAGCGTGTCTATCAGGATACAAAGAATCTAAATTTCTTTGATTCCAATCTACTAGATTATTAAATAGTTTTACTAACTGCTCATCACAATCACTCATATCATCAAAGTCTTTTGTTGATCTATCTATTTGTGTGTAAATGTCATTGCAAATATCAATAATATTCTTTGTTGCACTTTCTAAAAGTTCTGTATTTCTACCACTCATTGCTTAACTCCTTATAACTAAAATGTAAAAAGCTATTACCCATAAGATAAATAGCGATTCGATTAATTTCCATACCCACCACATTATTTTTCTCCCTCATCTGATTTGTACTCACATGAATAGCAACCTATCTGCTCTACATATCCATACTCATCACATTTAGGACAAAAGCCCTGTTTGTATTTTGTTTGATGAGGCTTTCCATAATTAGACCAGCTATCACCATCACCCTCTGCACCAAAATTAATATCCATTATTTTTCTCCTGTTGGCGTACCAACCATATGTGATTTAATCCCTTTATTGATAAGCCTTAAGACTTTATCTTTTGCTACATCAAAATCAGGGGTTCTCATAACTACAATGTAGTCATTGCCTACTTCTTGCTTGACCTCATAAGTCAAATTCTCTTTAACATCTTTAACTAAGTTCATTTAATTTCTCCTGTATTTTTATCAAAAGTTATTTTATTCATAGCTAAATAAGAAATGATATTTCCCTTTTTGTTATTGGGTAGAATCAAATTCTTTTGTTTATTTTTACCATTCAAATATCCCACTAACATTGCCTGTAAAAATTTTTCAGGATATTTCTTTGGGATAGATACTTTTTTTTGTTTCATATTTTTTTACCTTTAAATATTAATCAGTTAATGTTTAAAAAAAGCGATAGCTACAGTATTAGTATTTTAAGTTTGTATTCAGTAGCTATCGCTATAAGATTCGTCTTAACCTTTACTTGTCCACTTTACAGGTAATTGCCAAACTCTATAAAAGTTTGTACCTGTTTCGTGATTAAGAAATGATCTAGCAGACGATTTCTTTCCCTTGCGAATAATTGCTTGTCGCATATTCACACATTCGTTAGGAGTTTTAACTACGACTGAATCATAATCATTCATTCGTGATGCTAAATCTACCCACTTTCCACGCTTTCTGTTGCTAGGTATTGGAATACCCCTCTCTATCTTATAGATAGAGTTTTTATTTATATTAGTCATATCACTTTTTCTTCCTCTAATACAAATAAAAAATCAGTTTAGCTTTTCATCATCAATAAAAAATTTAACATGAACAAAGCCACCACTCATTGATGATATTGCGTACTTGAATTTGCAAGTTTCCAACCATGCAATAAACTCTTTTATGTTTTCTATTTGAATGTTTGCACTCATAATTTTTTCCTATAAAAAAATTGCTGGTCTATTTCTAAACCAGCAACTATTGTTAATCAACCTCAACCACCTCTCCAAACTTGAAGTATTGGGAAGTGCCTGTAGTAGCCCAAAATACAGGGTAATCAGGCTCATACTTCTCATCTGTATATCCATAGCCATCTGTGAGATAAACAAGAGAATCAATCTCATTGTCTAACTCTTTGTCTATGTATTTGAATACAGGCTCAAAGTCTGTACCACCACCACGATAGTATTCAAGTTCTACTTCTTCACCTTGCTCAAAGACATCAACTTTTCTTACAGCATTATCACAATAAATAATTATGTTTTTGCCTACATTCAATGTGGCATTTACTGTGTTGATAATATCTGTATAAACAGCTTTTTCTTCTTCTTCTACTGAGCCTGAAACATCCCAGCCCCAGCACAAAGTAAGTAAAGGCTCATTTTCAACACTAGGCAAATACATATTTTGATATATGAATCTGCGATTAGCCCTGTTGAAGTTATAATCTGCATTAGTATGTTGAGATACTACAAGATCACATAAGACCTCATTCCATGCTACAGATTGAGTTTTTACAGAATTGATCATGCTTTTGAAAGCATCTCCACCTTGACCAACATTTTTAGCTGACTGCTCTGCCTGTATGACATCAAGGGTTACTTTTTGTTCAAGTTCCTTGATCTCAACCTCAGTCAATTCTTTGCCTGTTTGCTCATTAACAGCATCAATGACTTCACCAGCACAGGAGATGTTAGCGTGTTGCTCTTTGAGTTCAGCATCATTGTAAATAAGGCTGTAAATTTTCTCTGTACTCATCCCAGCATAATCAGGATTGAACAAAGCACCCTCAGGTAAAATGAATCCACCCTCTTTGGCAACTGCATTGATTACATAATCTCCAGCAACATTCCAATAGTGCTTATCTCTTTTGCCACGCCTGAGATGATGCTTGAATACAACATGGAGTACTTCATGCACCTGAACCCCAACAATTTCTTGATGAGTTAAAGTGTCCACAAAATCCTTGTTGTAATAGATTTTAGAACCATCTGTAGCCATAGTATCCACTTGATCAGTTTCCACTAACTCAAGATGCATCACTAGTTTGCCAAAAAAGTGATGCTTGATTAGTAGTTCTGACCTAGCTTTTTTCATGGGTTTATAGATTTCCATTAGTCCACCCATCCTGATAACTCCTCTAAGATTTTATCTGAGGCATCTGCAACTTCTTTTGCTTTGTCCTTATCTTCTCTTAGAGTTTTAGCATCAACATCTGTATTGTGAAATACATCCATCAATGATTGATGTGCTTGATGAATCTGTGAATCTCCATCAATGTTTAAGGCTGGTAAGACATCACAAAGATCAATCACTTTATCTAAAGTAGAATCTCTGAATGTTTCTCCAGCTTTAATTTTCTCTGAGAAATGACCAAGAACGCCATTGACCTTATCAATTACAGAACCTGTAATCTCTTTGATCTTAGCATCCTCTTGAGCCTTGCCATTAGCTTTAAGTTCCTCAATCTCATCTGAGGATAGGTTTACACGAATATCATCTGTAGATGGAACAGGGTTCTTTATGACCTCACAAGAAAAGCAATCCTCAATCTCATTAGGATGAGGAAAATCACTTTCATTGAATGTAGAGCCAAACTGCACCCTTGCATCATCAATAATATCAGGATACTCAGATAAGAATTGTTTTACTAATGCCTCTCTCTCATCCCTGTACTCAGCAAACCTTTTCTCAAACCTATCTTTTGCATCAATAGGTAAGAGATAGTTTCCATTGTTATCCCATGCATGACAAAAGCCTCTGTATCCAGCCCCTGAATAAATACAATCAGTTCTGATCAAGCCATCAATTTTCTTGATAGCTTTCAAAGTGGCATTTTTCGTTAGCTTTTTTGATACAGAGTAGAGGCTTGAATCAGTAGAATGGTTATCGCTGATTTCTTCTGCTAAAGACTTATCAGTTTTAGTACCACCCCATTTTTTCAACTCTACTTTCACAAGCATAGCCTTTTCATTTAACTTTCCCATAAGTACTCCTATGTATTAAATGGTTAATATTTATATAGGGGCATATAGCCCCTATACCCTTAGAGAGTGAGTTCTTGATGCTTAACATCAAAGTCAATGTAAGCCTTAGTCTTTTTCAGATCAGGATTACCAATGACTGCATCACTCATACACAAAATTGCAAATTCATCAGGCAAAGTATCTAAGAATTTCATAAATTTCTTTATGTTATCTTTAGTCATTTTCCTAGCGATAATGCTACATACTGCGTACATAACTGCTGGGTCGTTATCAAGATCAATAGCCTCAGGGTTATTGATAATTTGATCTACTGAGGGCAATGATCTACAGGTTCTTAAGAACCCAATCAATTCTGCACTTACACCCTCACCAACAGTTCCAGCTAATAGTTCCTGTTCAATATCTGAATCAGGGCTAGTAGCCATTATTCTTGATGCATATTCCCATGATCGAGGCGTAGCCTGTACTTGAGCCTTAGTATCAAACACAAACAAATTCTCAGGTCGATAACGAATGTATGCGATAACCTCAGGGATTACACGCCCACTTTCTTTAGCCCAATCTACCCACTCATCTGCATCAACATCAAGATTCAAATGAATGAACCTATCTCCTAACGCTGTATTCACACGATTAGCCCCAGCCCTATCTTGAATACGATTTCCAGCCCCTACAATTACTGTAGAATCAGGAAGTGTGTATTCTCCTAGTTTTCTATCTTTAACTAGCTGGAATAAGGCATTTTGAACGCTAGGGCTACCATGTGGTAACTCATCCAAAAACAATAAAGTCTTTGGCTCATCCTCTGTAGGTAAAAATACAGGTGGATTCCATTTAGTTACTCCATCCTCAACTGAGGGAACGCCTCTCAAGTCAACAGGGTCGAGCAACGCCACTCTCACATCTCTCACTTGATAGCCTAGAGATTCTCCAACTGAATGAATCATCTCTGATTTACCAATTCCAACACCACCCCAAACAAAGCTGGGCTGGGATATTGAAATGAGAGTGGAAAGCGATTTCATCATCTGTTTTGCTTTCATATTTTTTACACTCCATATGCGAAACATTAATAAAATTGAATATGATTGTTTCGAGGTTTCTTATTCAAGCATGGATACCATTTCCATACGACAATCATTGTTAAGGCTTACACCTATAGGGTTCAGAAAAATAAAAAAATAAAAAGCCCCTGTAAACTTTGAAAAAAAATTTTTAAGATTACTTTAGAATCAGGGGTTAGAAGTGGCTAGTTTTATAAAAGGAGTGATGAGTGGAAACTAGCCAAACCACGAATATTAATCAGTTAATACTTAGTCATATATCAAAGATTCAAGAGTTTTATCATCTTTAACAATATGAATATCAAAGTCTTTGATGGGTAAATCTACATCTTGAGATATTTCATACCACTCTGCAAAATCATTGAATGCATCTACTTTAGTTTTTACATGAGATTCATCAACCACACCCATAACAGCTTGATCAGGATAACCACGATACCATCTGAAATCCTCAGGATTACCATGTTTACGCTTACTCTTAATAAAATATTTCATATCACTTAACTCCCATTACTACTATTGCGTACATCCATGCACCAAGAATGAAAATCAGAAAAAATTGAATCAAGTAAAAATCACTATTTTTTTCCCATTCTCTCAAGGCTCTACGCCACCATACATTTCTTTTAGATTTATACATCTATTTTCTCAAACCAAAATGTATTCCAATCACTATTTATCCAATATCTAAATGAGTGAGTTTTTCCATCTCCCTCAATTTTATTAGCTATGGATTCAACATCTATGTAATGTAGATTTTTCTTTTCACTTTTTTCAATTATGCTTTCAACATATCCAACAGCAAGAACCATATTTTCTTGCTGTGCTGAATAATCACTACTGTTTTTTGTAGTCATTACTTTTACATAATCATTAACTTTAAATTTATCCATTAGTATTCTCCTCTGTTTCTTTAGGGAAAAAAGTGATATTAATTAAACCATAATCATCTTTTTCATACACATGATCACATTTACATTCATTTAACCATTCAAGAAATTCCTCTCTATCCATTCGCATTCTCCTTAGATTTCCTTTCTTCTAAGACATAATCAATAACATTAACCACAGTTTTAAAACTTTTAAGCATAGGAAAACCACTTTCATAATTAATTGTTTCTCCTCTATCCTCTCTCTGTTTAATATTCTCTAATAACATATTTTTATGTTTAGTTAGACGATCAATAGACCATTCAGAAAAAGTCTCATAAAGAGACTTAAATTCTTTATCCATTCGCATACTCCTTAGCCATTAGGCTAGATATAGCCTTATCTATAGCTTGTTCAAAAGCTATCCTCATGGCTGGGTTAGTTTCTTTTTTAGAAACGATTAAAGGTTTTTTGTTTTTATTCGCATACACCTTAAGCGAATTTGATTCGTATATTTTTTTCATAATTACTCCATAAAATAATGAAAATTTTGTGTTGATGCACACCTCATAAAAGGGATTTTTATAAGGCTAGGGATACCCCTAATTAAGTGATTTCGTATTGTTTCAAATACTCCTCAGAACACTCAGACTAGTTCCCAAAATACCATTGAATATTGGCATCTTTAGACATTTTTGAACCAGCTTTATCTTGTATTGAATTTAACAGCCAATAAGCATCTGTTTCTACCCAATTACTAACTTCGCATGATTGATAATTAAGGCATCTCACCATGTTATAAATATCATCTGCATTTAGATCACAGCTACCTATACCATCAAGCAAACTCACAGAAACGCCATCTGTAGAATACTTGAGGATACTTTTGCATTTATCTTCATAGCCCTCATATTCAACCTCAGCTTGTTCTCCATACCTTGCTACAAGGCTCTGTATGTTCGCTAAAGATAATATTTCAATCAAACTTTCTGCATCACAATCAATTTCTTTTTTAGTGATCTGATTGTATACATGGCTCAAATCCCCTTGTTGTGAGTTTTTAGCCCACTTAACGATCTCAACAATATGTTGAGGTGATACTAGATATGCACTCATTATTTGACCTCACTTGTTAATGATTTTCCAAGAATTACGCCATCAATTAAAATGTTTAATCTATCGCATAAATCTCTTTTACTTCCACCAGCTAAAATATCAGTTACACCACCATTTTCATTGGCTACTTGATGCAAATAATGTTTTCCATAGGCTCTGTATAAGTGGTAATTACCCACCTTGAAATTGCCATATTCATAGGTATCTGTAGGATTAAAAGTAATCTCATTGAGGAATTTTATTCTCCTCTCTAAATCTTCTAAAGTTATTGAATACATTATTTGACCTCACTTTTTTGTTTGTGCTGTTGGCTAATTTTATCTTCAAGCACATCAATTTTTAAATCTAAATTCATTATTTTTAAATCAATGATTTTAGCCTTTTTATAAATAGCTGTTTCACAGTCCAATAAAGGATATTGAATATCATCCCCTAAGGTTTTTGTAACCTCAAGAGCATCATTTATCAGGGTTATTGCCCTGACTAATTTTTCTACTTGTTTCATATTTACACTCCTATAAATATTGTTTCTTGAACCCCATTAATTTAGGATTCTCATTCAGGCTGTTAATTCAGCGACAATAAAAAGAGGGGCTAAAAAGCCCCTCTATGAATAGGTTAAGTATTAAAGATAAACAGTAATAGCCCATGAGGAATAATCCTCATACTCATAACCTTTTAGACCAAATACTTCCTCAAAGAAGTCATAATCTGTGTCCTCATAATACTCAGAATATGTGCTGTTCACGAAGTCATAAACAAAGCCACCATCAAAACAAATGGTTACCTGATTTTTCATCTGCTCACCTGTAGATAAACAGGAAGTTTTAAGACAATAAGAATTTTTTGAGAAATCAATAGGTCTTAAACCATAATCCTCATTGTTTTTATCCCACCATTTTTTAAATGATGCATCAATATGCTTTATGGCTTTCTCAACTTTTTTTCCTAAGACAACCTCACCATCAACTAAAAATTTACTAAATTTAATATCCATATTTCACTCCTAAAATATATTGTTTCTGATTTCATGCTTTCGCAATCTTCAGGCTGGATAACACATCCAACTATCAGAAAAAAACAAATCAATGTTAGGGATTTTCTCACTACACGCTACCCAACTAGCCCCTGAGGAAAAGTAACTACACCATGAGAATTAGCACTATGAGTTTGCTAGGCTCATCTAAAACATCATTTTTCCAGCAAGTATTAGCTGTCTTTTTTTAACTAGTGGTTTGTACTCAGAGGGGAATAAAAGTCTTGTTTAGACCAATACCAGCACTAACACAGCCCTGAATAAACGCCCAAAAGTATTGAAACTCGGATTTTGCGAGATGAGGATTTTCAGGTTACCTCGTATTCGTAGCGTTGAACCCCAATACCCCTGACTGCTCAAGGCAATCAAAATCGTAGCCATTCGTTGCGAGGGCTACTTTGGGAAACAACTGAATGTCTCTCTAGGTCGTGGTCGAGAAAGGGGTTAAAAACAACGACAATTCCCAAACACAAGACACACAATACAGGAATACCCCACAAACGCAAGTAATTAAATGATATTAATTTCCCCCCAATGTTCTATCCCATTGCTTGTGTCGTGAACGAAGTGAACATAAAATGAATACTAGAAAGGCATTAAGAGATAGTACCTACTCACATATACCTAGAGAACAGTACTAAAATTAATTTTAAATATTATTAGGTTAATAGATAAATATGAGCAAAGACAAAGACAATAGTAAGGACAAAGTAAGAAACATATCAGGGCTAACACCTAAGCAAGAAAAATTTGTACAAGGGATACTCTCAGGGCTATCAGGAAGTGATGCTTATAGAAATGCATATGATTGCTCTAAGATGAAAGATAACAGCATACATAGAGAATCAAGCGTACTTATGAGCAACCCCAAGATCACCTCAAGGTTAAAAGCTGGATACAAGAGATTAGAGGATAGTTCTATAACTTCAGCTATCTCTCTCAGGCGTATGGTTACAGAGCAGTTAGTTAAAGAGGCTAAGGATACAGACAATAACGAATCATCACGCATCAGAGCCTTAGAGTTAATAGGCAAGATTTCAGAGGTAGCTTTATTTACTGATAGAGTAGAAACAAGTACCAATGATAAGACGAGTGCTGAGATCAAGCTGGAGTTAGAGGAAAAGATACAGCAGATGTTTGGCAGTTAGCATTAATGTATGATAGTCAGTACCCACTATCGTTGAAAGCCCCTATTAATAACCCCACCCACCCCCACCCCAGCTAATAAAAAAATCGTGTGGCGTGGGTATACACACTGTTTTACGCAAATAATTTCAAATTTTTCATAATCCATAGGGGGGGGTATGTTTTTTTTCGACTAGCTTTTGTTTAGGTCTTAATATAGAATGTTCGTATAATGTTCTTAAGGTACCATATAGCATGGGGGTATATATTTTATGACAGAAAAACAATCTAAGCTGTTATTAGCAATAGAAAGCCATTGGGATCAATTTAGCTGTGGACCATCACTAGATTCATTAGCAGATGCTCTAGGGCTATCTTCAAAGAGTACAGTTCATGCAATGATTAAGAGATTAGAAGAAGGTGGCTGGGTAACCATGCAACCGAATAGATGGCGTACTGTAATGAGTACCAGAAATAACCCAATAAAAAAGTTTCAGAATACTATTGACGAACAAGTGAAGATGTGAAAGTATGCATATAATGGGTAGAGCTATCGCTAGAATAAAACTAGCTAGTATTAAACTAGTTTATTTTATATCTAGTTATTTAATATCACCTAGTATTAAACTAGTAGAGTTGCGTGGCATCCTTAAAACTTATCTTTACACTCTTATTCAGAGTTCTCCATACTCTGTTTATTTTTTGGGTGCCACAATTTGAACATTGACTTAAGCAAAATAGATCAGCTACCTAAAGAACAACAAGATGCTTTGCTTGATCTTGTGCATCAATACGAACAAACAAAGAACCAAGAAGATGCTGGTGAAGATTTCTTATCTTTTGTTAAGCAGATGTGGGTTGCCTTTATTGAGGGCTACCACCATAAGATTATGTCTGATGCTTTTAACAGAGTTAAAGATGGTAAGTTAAAACGATTGATTATCAATATGCCACCCAGACATACCAAGTCTGAGTTTGCATCTTACCTATTACCTGCATGGTTCTTAGGTTGTTTCCCAGATAAAAAAATTATCCAAGTAGCCCATACTGCAGAGTTGGCTGTTGGATTTGGTAGAAAAGTAAGAAACCTTGTAGGTTCAGAAGATTATAAAAAGGTATTCCCTGATGTTGGACTGCAGTCAGACAGTAAAGCTGCTGGTCGTTGGAATACAAACAAAGGCGGAGACTACTTCGCTATCGGTATAGGTGGTGCAGTTACTGGTAAAGGTGCTGATCTACTCATCATAGACGATCCTCACTCAGAGCAAGAAGGACAAAGCAATGATCCTTCTGTTTTTGATAAAGTCTATGAATACTATACATCTGGTCCTCGTCAGCGTCTGCAGCCCGGTGGTGCGATCATTATCGTAATGACAAGATGGCACAAACGTGATCTGACGGGGCAGATTCTTAAATCATCAACTCAAAGAGATGGGTCAGATGAATGGGAAGTTATAGAGTTTCCTGCTATCTTGCCCTCAGGTAAAAGCCTTTGGCAAGAGTTTTGGGATATAAAAGAATTAGAAAAGCTAAGAGCAGAACTGCCAGTAGCTAAATGGTCTGCCCAATACCAACAAGACCCTACATCAGAAGGGGCTGCTATTATCAAACGAGAGTGGTGGAAAGAATGGGATGCTGAGTATCCACCTGAGTGCGATTTTATTATACAGTCATGGGATACTGCATTTTTAAAAACACAGCGTTCTGACTTCTCTGCGTGTACCACATGGGGTGTTTTTTATAAACCAGACGATGATGGCATTACACAACCACAAGTCATATTATTGGATGCTCACAAAGAAAGACTAGAGTTTCCAGATTTAAAAAAGAAAGCTTTTGAAATGTACAATGAATGGCAACCCGATGCTTTTATCGTTGAAGGTAAAGCTGCAGGTATGCCATTGATATTTGAATTAAGACAAATGGGTATACCTGTGTCAGAATATACTCCAAGCAGAGGTAATGATAAGATAGCTAGGGTTAATGCTGTAGCTGATCTATTTGCATCTGGTATTGTTTGGGCACCTGATAGAAGATTTGCAGAAGAAGTAGTAGAAGAATTTGCTGCGTTTCCTGCAGGTGAGCATGACGATTTAGTTGATTCAGCGACCCAAGCTTTAATTAGATTTAGACAAGGTGGATTTATACCTTTATCCTCAGATGAAGAAGAAGAATATTTTCCACCAAGAGAAGCAAATTATTATTAATGAAAATTTATATTACATCTTTTATCCATGATGGCAAAGAATATGAAGGACCAAATATTCATGCTGATTCATTTGATTCTGCTAGTATTATGGCAGAAGGACAGGGTCTAAAAGTATGTGGTGAGCTTACAGAAATACTACAAGACATCACAGATAAAGACTTAGATAATAATAAAATATTACATTAGGAGATTAAATGGCAGAGAAACCATTACAGACCCCAGAAAAAATTGTTGAAGATTCTCCTTTAGAAGTTGTAGTAACTAATCCAGATGAGGTTGCACTATTAACTGAAGATGGTGGAATGGTTATTGATTTTGAAGAAGGTTCTGAGTTCGGTACAGAAAGCTTTGATGATAATATCGCAGAGTTCATGGATGAATCAGACCTTGAATCATTGGCAAATGAACTTGTGGGTTATTACAATTCAGACAAAGAATCAAGAAAAGATTGGGAAGAAACCTATACAAAAGGTTTAGACCAATTAGGATTAAAGATTGAAGACAGGACTTTGCCATGGCAGGGTGCTTGTGGTGTATTCCACCCTCTTTTAACTGAATCAGTTGTAAGGTTTCAAGCTGAAACTATCACAGAGTTGTTTCCAGCTAAAGGACCTGTTGATACTAAAATTGTTTCAGACATAGATCAAGAAACTCAAGATCAATCTTCTAGAGTTAAAGATTACCTAAACTACTTGCTTACAGACAAGATGAGTGAATACAGAACAGAAACTGAAAAGATGTTATTCAATCTGCCATTGGCTGGTTCTGCATTTAGAAAAATTTATTATGATCCAGCATTAGAAAGACCAGCAAGTATGTTTGTGCCTGCTGAAGATTTTGTAGTTAGCTATGGTGCATCTGATCTTAGCACTTGTGATAGATCAACTCATGTAATGAAAAAAAGCACGAATGATATTCGTAAGCTACAAGTTATAGGCTTTTACAGAGATGTAGAACTACAAACACCATCTGCAGATTACTCTAATATACAAAGCAAGTATGATGAATTAACAGGCGATAGATCGTCTTATGACTTTGATCAAAGGCATATATTGCTTGAAATGCAAATTGATTTAGACTTAGAAGGCTTTGAAGATAGAAAAGATGGAGAGCCTACAGGCATAGCATTACCTTATGTGATTACACTTGATTATCAATCAGGAACTATTCTATCTATAAGAAGAAACTTTTTAGAAGATGATCCTTTAAAGAAAAGAAGACAACACTATGTACACTATCAATACCTGCCCGGAATGGGATTTTATGGATTTGGTTTGGTGCATTTGATTGGTGGCATAGCAAAATCAGCCACAAGTTTACTAAGACAGTTAGTAGATGCAGGAACTCTTTCTAATCTACCCGGTGGTTTAAAATCTAGAGGATTAAGAATTAAAGGAGATGATACTCCTATTATGCCCGGTGAGTTTAGAGATGTAGATGTACCCGGTGGTGCTATTAAAGATAATATTACTTTCTTGCCATACAAAGAACCATCAGGAACTTTGTATCAGTTACTACAAAACCTAGTAGAAGAAGGCAGAAGATTTGCATCATTAGCAGATATGAAAGTATCTGACATGAATAATCAAGCACCTGTTGGAACTACACTTGCTTTATTAGAAAGATCGTTAAAGGTTATAGGATCAGTACAATCAAGGATTCATAACTCCATGAAACATGAGTTACGAATATTATCTAGAATAATTTTTGATTATGGTCCAACTGAATATCCATACAACATTAAAGGCAAAGAATTAATTAAAGAAGACTTTGATGGGAGAATAGATGTAGTGCCTGTTTCTGATCCAAATGCAGCAACCAAAGCACAAAGAATTATGCAATATCAAGCTGCATTGCAATTATCACAACAAGCACCACAGATGTACAACATGGAAGAACTACATAGACAAATGCTTGATGTATTAGGTATTAAAGATGCAGATAAGATTGTTCCATTAAAATCAGAAATATTACCTACAGACCCTGTATCAGAAAACATGAACTTACTAAACAGCAAACCTGTTAAAGCCTTTATGTATCAGGATCACGAAGCACATATTAAAGTACACATGGCTGCTATGAGTGATCCGAAGATGAGAGAAATGGTAGGGCAAAGCCCAAATGCTAATTCTATACTTGCAGCATTTACTGCTCATGTAACAGAACATATAGCATTTCAATATAGAAAAGAAATTGAGAAACAGATGGGTGCTCCATTGCCACCACCTGATGAACCATTGCCAGAAGATATTGAATTGCGTTTATCTGAATTGGTATCAGAAGCTGCTGAAAGAGTATTAGCAGATAGTCAAGCTGAAGAAAGACAGAAAGAAGTACAGGAAAAACTAGAAGACCCTGTAATTCAACAAAGAGAAAAAGAACTTGAAATAAGAGCATCAGAAGTACAAAGAAAAATGCAAACAGATGCTGAGAAAATTGCAGCAGATTTACAGAAGTCAAAAGCAAATCAAGACATTGAAAAAGAAAGAATTGCATCACAAGAAAGAATTGCTGGTGCAAAAATTGGATTTGATGCTGCAAGTGATAATGCAAAATTATCTAGCAAAGAAACTTTAGAAGGTGTTAAGATAGGAAAAGAAATTGTAGAAACACTTTTTGATGATAAAAAATAATGAGTGCATCACAAGAAAATATAGTTGAAGCGTTACAACAAAAAATAAGAGAACGCATGAACGAACACGCAGACCACTTGAGTACAGGTGGCTGTCAGAATTTTGAAGAATACAGACACATGACAGGTATTGTGGCTGGATTAGCATTAGTAGAAAGAGATATACTTGATCTATTAGAAATAGCAACACGCCAATAATGGTGCAAGGACCTAGACCTTTATCTAGAGCAAGGAGACAAAATGACAAAACCTGCAAAAGAAATAAAAAATAAAGACGAAGAAATTCGCAAAGCAAAACAACTACCTGTACCTAAAGGGTACAAACTATTGATAGCTTTACCAGATATAGAAGAAACAACTAAGGGTGGCATCATAAAAGCCAGTCAAACAATTAAGGTCGAAGAAGTAGGCTCAATTTGTGGTTTCGTTATAACTATGGGTGAAGACTGTTATCAAGACGAAAAAAGATTTCCAAATGGTCCTTATTGCAAAGAAGGAGATTGGATTATTATGCGTTCTTATTCAGGCACAAGATTTAAAGTGCATGGCAAAGAATTTCGTTTAATCAATGACGATAGCGTAGAAGCTGTTGTTGAAGACCCAAGAGGCATAGTTAAGGTAGTATAATGACAGAACAAAATCAAACCGCAAATCAAGAAGTTACATCTGATGAATTAGTTGCTGAAACAATTCAACCAGAAGAAACTACAAATGAAGATAAATTTTTTGGTGTTAAAACAACTATTGGAAAAACACCTGAAGATAGATTGGTCGAAACGCCAAAAGAATCTCAAGAAACTGACGAAGTAGAAATTGAGGTTGTTGATGATAGACCACCAGAAGATAGAAAACCTGCAAGAGTAAAAACTTCTGACGACAAAGATGATATTGAATCTGAAATTGAAGGCGTAGATGAGCAAGTTAAAAAAAGAATTAACAGGCTTAAATATGAATTTCACGAAGAAAGAAGGGCTAAAGAAGCTACAGAAAAAGTTAGAGAAGAAGCTATAGCTTATGCTCAAAAGATTCAAGAAGAAAATAAAAGACTATCAGCTTTAATAAATAAAGGTGAAGAAGCTTTATTAGGACAAATATCTGCTAAAGCACAATCTGAATTAGAAAGAGCTAAAGCAGAATTTAAAGAAGCCTATGAGAGTGGCAACAGCGAAAAGATGTTAGCTGCGAATGAAACAATATTAAATTCATCTGTTGATCTTAAATCAGCAAATGAAAAAATTAATTATTACGAACAACAAAAAGAAATACAGGCACAACAACCTGTAGCACCACAGCAAAATGTTGCACAACAATTTGCACCACCCGACCCAAAAGGTGTAAAGTGGTTACAAGACAATAAATGGTTTGGCAATCCAGAGCATAAAGACTTAACAGGTTTTGCATATGGATTACATGAAACATTAATTAAAGATGAGAATATTCTTCCTACAAGTGATGAATATTATCAACAAGTAGATATTAGAATGCGTAAAGCATTCCCAGATTTTTTTGGAACTGAAAACCAAGCTGAGGATAGCATCGAAACAGATGTTGTTGAAACTGCGAGTTCTAAAAAACCATCGAGTGTGGTAGCACCAGCAACCAGAAATAATGGTGCTATGCCTCGCAAAGTGCAGTTAACAGCAACTCAAGTCAACCTCGCAAGGCGACTTGGGTTAACACCAGAGCAATATGCCAAGCAATTAGCAAAGGAGAGCAGAAATGTCTGAAGAAAAAAATATTGAAGTAACTGAAGAAGTTACTAGAGCAGCAAGAGAAGCAGAATCTAGAGAAGTTCAAACTAGACCAAAAACTAGTTGGGAACCACAATCTAAATTACCAAAGCCCGATCACCAAGAAGGCTGGGTATTTAGATGGGTAGCTACAAGTATTCTAGGTCAACCTAACAATGTAAATGTATCTGCAAAATTTAGAGAAGGATGGGAACCTGTGAAAGCAGAAGATCACCCTGAACTAAACATGATCTCAGATCATGGCTCAGAATGGGCTGATAAAGGTAATTTAGAAGTTGGTGGACTATTGTTGTGTAAGGCTCCAAAAGAGACTATGGCAGCAAGAGATGAATACTTTAGAGAGCAAGCCCAGAACCAAATGGATGCTGTGGACAATAACTACTTAAAAGAGAATGATCCTCGTATGCCTCTGTTAAAACCAGAACGCAAAACAAGGACTACCTTTGGCGGTGGCTCTAAATCATAATATTTTTTTGAGCTGCTTTATATAACTTTATTTAAAGGAAATAGATATGTCAGCAACAGCGACACCAATGGGTGCTGAACCAGTCGGAACTTTAAGTGCTAGTGGCTCCTATACAGGAAAAGTTAGACACTATAAAATTGCGTCTAATGACAGTACCGCAATATTCTATGGAGATTTTGTAAAAATGACATCTGCTGGTGTAGTAACACTAGACAATGGCACAACTTCATTAACTCCAATAGGCGTATTCATGGGATGTTCTTATACAGACCCGAATACAAATCAATTAACATTTTCACAATATTACCCAGCTTCGACAGTAGCTAGTGATATTGATGCTTATGTTTTAAACGACCCTTTTGTTGAAATGAGAATGCAAGGTGATGCAACCTTAGCTCAGACAGCATTAGGAAATAACGCAGCAGTGGTTCAAACTGCTGGTAGTACTTCTATTGGAAGAAGCAAGAATGCTTTTGATTCTTCTACTATTGCTACTACAAACACCTTGCCTGTAAAACTTATTGAGTTTGTTAAAGGACCTGATAGTACAGTAGGTGATTCGTATACAGATGTAATTGTTATGTTCAATGTTGGACATCAATTATTAAATACAACCGGAATTTAATCCTTAGGAGGATAATATTATGGCAATATCACGCCCACAAATGATGAAGGAACTCCTACCCGGATTGA